CTATTAGGCTTGTTGGCATTGTACCCTTACCCATTGCCCAAGCTGCTAAAGAGGCAAAGTTAGCAGCAGCAGTAATCCCAAAAGGGTCGCTAGTGTCTTCAGGTGCTTCAATAGTTCCCGGATCGACAAAAAATTCTTTTTTACGCTTTAGCGCAGTAGGCGGAACATCTTTTTTTTCTTTGTTTTGTTTTGTGTACTTTGCTCGTGTTACAAAATCTTCTGGAATTTTACTAAGGGGTTTACCTCCAATAGTAGTAACATAAATAGATTGTCCATCAGGTCCAACGTATTCTTCTACACCGTATCCTCCACCTGCACCACCTTCTGGTGAATAAACATATTGAGGATAGCTAATATTAGTTTGAGGTCTAACTGGAGATGAACTAGCAGCTTGTACAACAGGAGAAGGAGCAACAGCAGCAGCAGCAGGTGTAGGAAATGTTGTTTGTTTTGCTTGTGTAGGTAAAGGTTTTCTAAATACATTACCAGCAACACCTCCTTCAGCAAGCATAGGCATACCACCTTCTGCTTGCATTTCAGAAGGAAGTACAGCAGTTTCTAAACCTGCGTCATCTGAGTTAGGCTCACCAGTTAAACCAATGTCATCTAACTGCTCCATGCCCTGTTTAGCTTCACGTAAAATTCCTACTAATCTTTCTACACCAATGTACCTTACAGCATAAGCAGGAATAACAAACTCACCGGGACTAAGCATAGCTGGTTGATCATCGCGAACTTCTTCTTTTAAAGCACCGTTAGGTACTTCGTTGCCGCTTTCTTCGTCAACCATGCCGCCTTCATCTTGAAGACCTATCATTACCATTTCTGCTTGTGCATTTTTAGCCATTTGCGTTTACCTCATCGCGTAAATTTTTTAATTTGTTGATTACTGCAATTGCACCCTGTGCCCTATACAAATCCATAGGATCATTAGCCCGTTCAATTGAAGAGTGTTGTTGTTTCATTAACTCATTTAAATAGTCTATATATCCATCCCAACTTCTTTTAGTACTAACCCATGACTTAAGCTTCGCTAGGATTTGCTTGTCCACTAAATTGTCCTTCCTGTGGTGTAGTTGCCGCACCTATGCCAATAGAACCTCCACCACCACCTTGCATGTCAGCGGGAGATAAACCAGCAGCACCACCTGCAGGAGCAGCACCAGCAGTGCCTACATTAGCGCCTTGCTGTTGTGCTGGAGGAGCAGGAGGTGCGTCTTGTTGGATAAGCTGTGCTTGTCTAGCAGCTTCTTCCATTGAGTTAGTAACTTTATCAGGGTCAAGTCCTAGTGAAGCTGCAATCTCCCTAATAATAACAGGAAATTTAGCAAAGGGTGCAAGCACAGGATTTGATACAACTTGCAAGTACTGTAATAGTCTTTGACTACGTACTTCATTTGCCATCAAACTTTCTGTACCACGAGCTTTAACTTCTAAGTCACCCTTAATAGTAGAATCATGGTCAAACTGCATATTAAAAAAGTAAAAAGCTTCGCCCATAGGACGTAGCAAGTAATCATCTACGTTCTTAATAACTGTTTTAATGCTACCTGCTGCAGCACCCATAAGCATAGAAATACCTGCAGCAGTACGCCCAGTACCCTGCACACCTGTTTGCCCATGAGCAAAGCTAGGAAAGCCAGTAGCTTCATCAGCAAGCTGACGAGCCTTATCAAACAGTTGCATATTTTCGTTACTAACATTAGGAAACTTAGTACCAAACAATGCCTGACCCGGAGCGCCACCTTGACGCCTAAACACTTTACCCGGCCAAACCTTTAAGTCTTGACCCGGAACAAGGTTAGTTTCATCTACTTCAAAGATTAAGTTACCACTAAGAACAGCATTATCAACAGCCATACGCATGAAGCCATTCATTAGTGTTTGAGTATCATCCATGTTTTCTGCAAGGCCAATACCAAAAAAGCTGTAAGGATTTAGTTCGTAAGGAACAGCAAAGTAAGGAATACGAGTAGGTTGAAAAGGATTAGCTACTAACCGCAAAATAGCGGTACCACAAATCCAACAGTTAATTTGAATTTCATCAGTATCTTTAAACTCTTTAGGTAAGTCCATACCATACTGTTTAGCAGTTTCTGTATCGATAGTACCCCAGTACTCTAGCACTTCGTATCTATCAGGCGATTCAGTAATATAGTAGTCCTTAAGATCGTTTTCCCAATACTCACGAGTATACGTATTGCCAACAGTAATACATTCTTCAATAGCTTCTGATCTAAAGAAAGGACGTTTTTTTAGCGCACGTAACTGTGGCTTAGATAGCTTATGCCTTTCTACTACGTATAGAGCTTCATCCATATTAGAAGCATCAGGGTCAGGATAGAAATCCCAAATAGAAACATGAGCAGCTTGTGGAACAACCTTAGTAACAGGCTCATAGTCACCTTCATCATTCCATGAAGGGTATTCTTTATCGACAGCAAACGGTCCTTTTAAAATACCTGTTCCAAATAATACACACTCAAAGATAGATGAACGCAAATGCTTAGATGCGTTAGACTCTTCTAGTTGATCATGGATTTTCTTTTCCATCTTTTTAGCTGCAATGGCAGCAGGACTAAAGGTAACTGCAGTAGGCGTAACACCTGCACCTTCTTTTAAATTCTTAATACCCCTAAGCTTATTTGCTAATGGACCTAATCGTTTACTTAAAGAATAGAGTGTGGCCCCTTTAGGAAGTTCTTCTCCGTCATCCGCTGATCCATAAGGAGACTCAGGTGCAGAAACTTCTTCACCTTCTTTACCCTCTTCAGGACGTTCTTTAGGATCAAAATAAACACTTTCACTTACACCTTCGGGTAATGTTGTTGGATCAATAGTAATGGGAAATTTAGTTTTAGCAAAAAGTACATCAATAATTTGCCCATAAGCTGCAAGTACTTTTGTTTTAGTTACTTTAATAAATACACGAGAGCGTTCTGCTTCTGTAAATTGTACATCTGAATTGTACAACCCACGATAATTTCGGTAGGCCTGTAACCAACGAGCCTCATCGGATTGCTGACGCCAATCTTTAGACTTTAAATAAGAAGCTTTAATATGAGAAACAATCTCATTTAAATCACTATCATCTGCGCCTTCTTCTAAAGCGTAACCGATTTGTTCTTCAAAATCACCGCTGCTGTCTGTCATGTATTAGTACCCAAAGGTTTGATCTGCTATAGGAAAACTTGCTTTTTGCGTAGCAGGATCATAATCAAAAATATCGTGTCGTGGTCTACTCATTATACCATATCTAAGTGCATCGTACAAATGATCTTCCGATTTAGTATCTACATCTTCTGGATTCTTTTTATCTAGAGGTATAGAAGGAAACTGTGATACAAGATTAACGCAAGTATCAAAAACTACTAAGCTTGGCTGTTCATCTTCATTCTCATCCTGTAACCGTCTATGTATTTCATTCTTTCCTGCTATGCGACTTCCACCACTTCTATCACTGGGCTTCCATCTACACCCTACCATAATCATTTGTTCTGCAAGGCTTGGTCCTGTATCGCCTCGTTTATGCCAGCAGGAACTATCTAACACACCGTACATAATCTTACCGTCATCTTCTTCTAGCTCTAGTACCTTGTAAGCTAGATCACGAGCCAGTACCTTAGATACATAAAGCTCTCGGTAAACGATCAGTTGACCATCAGGAGCTAAAGCAAACCAAACTACTGCGGACTTTGAACCATACCCATAATCGCAAGCTCTAAACTTAGGAAAGTTTTTAGGTATCTTATACGCTGGTACAACATGTTTGTTTCTGTCAAACTCTGGAAACGCTGAACCTTCTGAAACATCCCAGTTACCGTCTAGTAATCTTTTCCTTTGATGCTCCGGCAATGAAAGCAACATCGTTTCATAGTCGCCACTTTCTGCCAAGTACGGATTATCAAAAAGTTTAGCAGGAATAAACTGCCTTTTAAATAACGGCTTGTATTCCTTAGTATGACCTTTAGGATACTGCAACGTATTGCCCGACTCATCCGTAGCCCAAAAAGGTTTATTAGGAGTACTAGGATCAAGGAAATACTTTTTTACCCATACATGCCCTGCGCCACCGGGGTTTGTTGTAGCCCGCATAAAAACAGGAAGATCAGATGCAGCAGACCTCAACCTTGACCGTAGGTAGTCCCAAGCAAATGGCGTGGCCCACTGCGTTAGCTCGTCAAAGCCTATCCAACAAAAGGACAAACCCTGATAGCGTAGTACGTCGTCATCTCTATCGAGATAAGACAGCCACAATCTGCCACCAGCAGGGGAAGTCCACTGCATTTTTCTTTCTGACCATTTGATGCCGGGAATAATCTTTGGATAAAGTTCTTGTGATTTCCAAATAAGTTCCCTAAGTTCTTCCGTAGTTTTACGAAGTAGCAAGCCAGAAAATTGAGGATGAATTAAATACCTTAGTGGATCAGCAAGCATAGCGTAACTTTTGCCACCACCTGCTGCACCCCCATACAAAGCCTCGCGTACACTAGTAGCAAGAAAGTCTGTCTGTGGGCCTACGTTAGGTTTAAAAACTACATTGTATTCTTCATAAGATATCTGTGTAGTAGTATCAGATGTAACTTCTTTAATCTTAGGCTTAGGCGGCTGCTCCGCTTTCTTCTTTGCTGCCGCTTTTTTCTTTCGAGCCTGTGTGCTTGACTTCAAGTTCTTCAAGCTTCGTGAGGGCTTTTTTATACGTGGCAAGCCAGTTGCGGTAAGCTTTAGCTTTATTTTTTCTTTTTCTTTCTGTGTTGACTCGCTTTCGGAGGCCAACGTGGGAAATTGATCTTCCAGTTTTGTCACTTAACCACCTTGCAACTTCTCGGTATGAATATTCTTTTACGTATTGTCTAGCTAAATCTAGTGCTTCTAACTCTAGATAGACAGGATCAAGTATGTCTGCATCTTCTGCATTAGGTACATAACCAAAAGGAATAGTACGACTAATCCTAGGTATCTGCATCCAGTTACCTTCATCATCACGCAACCCTACAGGGTCAGGTAATGTATAGTAAGGTAAGCTACTCTTCTTCGTCGTCAACTTGCTTCGGTGGCAACAGCATAATACCGTTAGGTGCTGCCACTTCTACTTTGTCCGTCTTTTGAACGCCCACTCGATCCAAAATTTCAGTGGCCGCTTTAAGTAAGTTTGCCGTACCCAGTTGACCGGGGTCACGTAAAATTCCTGTAATACCAATTGCAGCACGAGGAGCGTTGAGTGCCAGATATTCTTTAGTGAGTTCAAGTACTTCATCTTTTAATGTTTTAATAACCTCTCCAACACTTGTGCTATCGCTGTATCCAGCTAGTCGTTTTGCTTCGTTAAAGTCACCATTGGCTTCGTGAAAGATTACACGTAAGAAAGCTTGTTGTTTTTCTGTGTATTCACGTTGTGTCATTTTTTCATGCTCCTATCACCAAACCACCAAGTAACAGCAGTAGTAGTTAAAAATAGTATCTGATTAGAAATTTCTCTTTTAATGGTAGGATCACCTATAGCTTGAATAAATACATAAGCAGAAAAACCTAGTAGCATAAAAGTTAGTATAGGACGAACAAACCTAAGAATGTTACCAATTACAGAACCACTGTAAGAAGCATCATGTGCATAAGAAGCTGTCTTGATAGAAGCAGCAGCATTTTCTTCTGCAATTGCTCTTTCACTTTCTAGCTCTGCACTACGTGCTTCAATTTGCATTTCTTGAAGCTGTAGCTCTTGAGTGAACTCAAGCTGCATTTTCTTAAGCTTTTGTCTAGTCTCTAAGAACCTACCTGCTTGACCAATGATACTACCAATAATGCCGGTAGCGCCACCAGTAAGAACAGAACCTAAGATTTCAAACATATAATCACCATGTTGCTTCTTTAGGACGGTTATCTACATGAACAAAAGAGTTATAGTTAATACCTAACCCTTTAAAACCCACAGCTTTAGCTGCGTATATAACCGCTTCTTTATCTTGTTCATGTAAAGAAATATCAAATGCAGTTGAAGGATTGTTTTCTGTTGCCCTATGTTGACTTTGCGGGGCACCTCCTACCCTAGCATTATGTATAGGACACCTACATGCGCTGTTAAGAGTAATAGGTTTACCTAATAAATCTCTTAGGTTTTGTAGTTTAGTTAAGGCTTCTTGTTGCACATACGCAGAGTTACAACCACACTTACAGGCTATCTCTTTCCAAGTAAAAGATGACGTAGCTTGAGCATTAGGAAGAACTTCACCTTTAAAGGTAGTAATCATCTAGCTACCTATTACTGTCCAAAAGATAGTAATAACAGCAATAACACTTGATAATGTAGATAACATAATAAGACTTTCTAATCTTTTAATTCTACCAACTAAACTATCTAGTTGCTTTTCCATAGTAGTATATCTAACGGCGCATTCGCGCTCATGAGCAGCTAGTTCTGCAGCCACAATAGTAGGACTAATATTCTC